ATACCAGTACCTGTTGTGTAAGCTGACATATCATCAAGCACGTCAGATGTAGCATGAGTACCTGTTCCTGCAAAATCAGAATCGGCTTCAGAAAATAAAGCTTCTGTTCCTGTCTGATTTGTGTAGTGCGATTTCAGCGCAAAGATAAGACCTGTGGGTCCAGACATAGGCTGTACACCACAAACATCATATGCAATCAAATTAGGCATTGCACGGCGGATTAGTGAAATTAGGATCGGATCCCAATTATCAACTGCACTACCTGTAGCGTTAGTGGGAGCAGCTTCTGACAGGAACGTCCTATCTTCAGTCATCGATTTTTCCTGATTTTCAAGAATAACTGTTGTCACAGCTCGCTTGTAAGCATCCGTAATCGTTGGTAGATCAGGATGTTCTAGGACTGGCTGCCATTTTTCCTGTAATTGTTCTGTATTGAACATTTGTTAAATCTCCTTATTTTATTTATATTTATAAAATTTGTTATTTCTGCGCTCTTTGTTCACTGCTAGAGATTGCAGACATATAAGCAGCCATACTGTTACTCAAGTCACCCGTTACGTTGTACATTGGCGCTGCCTCAACTTCATCGTCCCTTACTGTCCTTGTAAAATAGCTATTCCGAATCGTTTCTAACTTCTTACGATAATCTTCTGAATCCTCATACTCTACACTTTCTGCAAGGCCAACAAACTTTTCTACTTCTGTATCTGCTAAATCAGAAGCAACATCTACTAAAATTTCATTTTTTTCTAACTCTGAAACTTTCTGAGACATCTCAACATTCTTTTCAATCTGCTCATTCAACTTAGCTTCCATTTCGTCAGCCTGTGTTGCAGCAGCATCAAGAATATCATATCTCTCCTCTGGTACAGTAATATTATGCTCTTCAAACAGACCTTTAAGACCTGTAATGAAATTTTCAGTAATTTCTGTTTTGAGTTTATGCTCAATAGCAACTTCATTCTGTTTCATCCACTCTTCTACAACATAACCGAGATAAGCGTCAACTTTCTCAGATGTTCCTTCTGTAGCTTTTGCAACTTCTTCTGCTATTTTTTCAGCATATTCCTCTTCAAGCTTTTCGATTTCTTGACGAACTTTCGACTTAACTGCAACTTCAAAAATAGTTGCGGCCTTCTCTTTAAATTCTTCAGAAAGATCCTCACCCTCTATAAGGGCTTCAACATCTTCCTTTACTGAAATCTGTTTAATTTTTTCTTCAATTTCCTTCTTTGCTATCTCTAGTTCTTTAAGTTCTTTAGACTCCGCGGACTCCTCTACATCTACAGCATCACCACTAATAGCGGCTTTAACTTTCTCATGTACACCTTTGAGATCAGTAGATTTCATCTTACCTAGGCCTTCAATCATCTTACCTAGATCCTCAAGCATTTTTGCCTTGGTCATTCGGGCTTCCTCTAGTTGTTCTCCATCGTGATCAACATCATCACCTGCGGCAAGTTTTAATTTCTCACCTGGAGCAGCTTGTCCTGAATTACCCTGAGAAACTTTCCCTTCTCCGCCTGCAGAGTTAGTCGCTGTTGCCTTTTTAGCCTTATCAGCTGCTTTACCCGGGCCCGAATCTTTATCATTAGGAGATGTTACTGCGTCTCCCAAATCATCAGACTCATCCTTGAGTTCAGACTTTTCTCCACCACCTGCTTTTAATTTTGCAGCAGCTGTTGTAGGTGTCTTAAACTTAACAACTCCACCAACTTCTTCAACCTCAGTTAATTCTGTTTCCACAGCAGAGATTTCTTCTTCGGTGAGTTCAGCGTCTAGAAGCTCTTCCAGTTCTTTATTTAATTCTTCTGACATTTCAGATAAACTCCTATAATCGTTTTATATTATTTATAAAATTTACAATTTAGAAAGAAAATCTGCGAAAATTTTTGCCTGTTTTTTACCAAGAGCTCTAGAATCCTTATCTAAATCTTTTTTATAATTCGCAATATCCACTTCCTTAACAATACCATTGTCCCAAACCCACTCTTTTCCTTCCATAATACCTTCAACAAAGGCTCCTGGAGCAGATGGATCTGCAACAATATCTGCAGCAGTCGCAAGATAAAAATCATTTCTTACTACCTGTGCACCTTTTTTTGGTTCTAATGAACCCATACCCCTTGAAGAAACGCCCAACTGAGCGCCTTCATCAATAAGATTCTTTACAATTTTGCCATATGGAGTATCCATAATCTTTGCTTCACCGATAAAATTCTTTCCATCTGGATAAAGGTCAGTAATCATGTGTGATACTCTTTCAAGATTAACTGTAGGACCATCTGGATGTCCTAACTCTCCAAATGCTCTCTTTTTCTGAATAAAGTTTTTATTATACCTAACAACTTCTTGTTCAAGAATATCCATAGGATATATCCGACCATTACGATTCTTTATATCTGCCTGAAGAAAGGTTCCGCGGATCTTATAACTCTTTCCGCCCTTATCATCTGCTTCTGTAAGATATTCAACATTTTCTATATGCTCAGATATGAGTTTCATTTTTTTATTCCTCTGGTACTTCTGCTGGGTCCCCTGTTATACCCGTATCAATACCTGCTGTAGGTTCTGGTGGGGTAAACAGATTGCCCGCTAATTCTACTGTTTTTGAATCTAATGCAGTTTTTAATTTAGTCTGCATTATTTGATCAAAACTTTGTTGCGCGGCAACATTGTTCCCGCCCGCAATTGCATCCACAACTGCTTTAATATTACTATCCACTGTGGGTTCTGTACTTGTTATATTCTCTGCCATAATTTATTATTCCTCTAATATTTATAAAAATGCATCAGCTTCATCACCACCAACTTCTTTTTCTGATTCTATTTGAGCATCAAGTTCTTTAACTTCTCTATCAGATTGGCGCAAAACATTTCTCCTCACCCATTCATGTGAATAATATTTACCAATATAATCTTGAATTCTATCCATATGATCTAATCTTTCACCTAGAATCTCTAAGTCTTTTAATTCTGAAAAATGATTATCTTCAAGAAAATCGTAAGAAATGTCTTCCTTCAATTTATCCCAGTCTTCGGGGGTAATAACACCTTTAAGTATTAATTGAGTCTTGAGTATATCGTGAAAAATAAGAGCAAATTTTTTCCTAAGTTTTCCTACAAACTTTGTAAACTTAACTTCATCTCTAGTTATTTCTGTAGATCGACCCATATTAAAACCTGAATCAGACTCTAACCTTGAAATAGGAACATTTAATGAACGATAAAGTTTGTCTTGAAAATACTTTATATCTTCTAATTCTCCAAGATTCTGTCCACCCGGAAGTGTAGTAATTTCTGTACCTCTACCACCTTCTCGCCTGGGCAACCAAAAATCTTCAAGCATAGACATTTTACTACGATCATCTTTGACCTCTCCACTTGTAGCATCGTAAACCATTTTGTTCCGATACCTATTCATAATGTCTTTTAAATATGCCTCTGCCTTAGCTTTTGGTAAATTACCAACATCAATGTAGAAAATTCTACGTTCTGGTGCCCGAGAAATACGATAGATAACTATCGCATCTTCAATCATTCTTAATTGATTTACAGGCTTGATTGCCTTGTGTAGATGTGAATAAACTTGGTTCGTTGTTGGTTCGTATAGACCAGAAGTAACATAAGTTATTGCATCTACTGATATTGTCAAGCCTTGAGTTGCTTTTTGACTAATTGTATATACTGGATAAATACCATCTTCATTATATAGGAAATATTCCTTAACACCTTTAACCAATTCATTCTGGCCAGGTGTTAGAGCCTTTTCTACTTCTCTTACTTTTCTAATATTTCTAGGATCAACATACCGCAATTCTACAATTCCATCTTTGGGGGAATCATCTTTTACTAATTTATGAAAGTATAATCTTCCATCTATATACCATCTCTTAAAGAGATCATGTGATTTATCTTGCCAATGTAGCATTCGTAAAATGTGTGCAAATTCTAATTGAATTTTTTTCTTAATTGGGTCTGACAACTCCACATAATCTAAAGAGATTGATACAGAAGGTTGTCCGTCATTAGAAATTATTGCTTCATTGACTATATCTTCAATAGCTCCATCAGCCTCTGGATGTTCAGCTGCGGCCCTATATTTTTTAACTAAATCAAAATCATGTTTGGGAGCTGCTTCTGCTCCATAATGCTGGCCAAAAAAACCAGCATAAGAAGATACATCATAAGCCCCATCATCAACCTGCGGAGCAACAAAGCTTGAAGCCT